GATAACTCCAGGACACAAATTAGAAGTGTAGAAGCTTGCCCCCGTTGCACGAAACTTAAAGTGGCTTCTTATATTAAAGATGATCTTGGGCCGCCATCTAGAGTGTATGCTTTGGACTTTATGTTTGGATGCGATGAGTGTCTTGAGCGGTTTGTCATAACTGCAGCCAAGATCTGTGGCCATTTTGACTATAGAGTAGTCTTGGCCGCATTGGCTAAGCGCAATGGCGGTGAGCTTAGAATATCCGAGCTAGACATAGATGAAATTTCGCCAGTTGATACTTTGAATCAATACCACGACCGGGCTCATGGTGATTTTGTTTACCAGTACAGGGAGGCCACATGAGAGAGTCGTCCACTGCACAACTCGGTAGAGATCGTGACCCTAGCGAAATCCGCCCAGTTGGCAAGAATATCTTTGTAGAGATTATTACTGAGCATCAAATCGGTAAGATTTACCTCCCAAATGGTAAACAAACAGAATGCCGGGAGGCCGTAGTGGTATCTGTCGGCCCCGGCAGAAAACACGACAAATCAGGAATATTGTTTAAACCAGAGGTTACCCCAGGCCAAAGAGTAATCTTCATGGAGTATGAGGGCTACGACATCGAAATGGCCGGTAAAGAATACCGGATGATTGAGGAAGACAAGATCTGGGCCATTAGGGATGGCGAGAAAATTATTCCTTATGGCAACCGAATCCTGGTTGAACCGCTCAACCTGACCAAACATGGGGTACTTGAGCTCCCTCAGAACATGATGCATAAAAGTCAATTAACAAAAGCTAAGGTGCTGCGGGTTGGGGATGGCGCAAGATTTTATCAAACCGGGGAGCTAGCCCCTATGAACACAGCGGTTGGAGACACTATATTCTTCAATCGTTATAGTGGCGCTGAAATAGATTCAGACGGGAAACAGAAGATGAGGCTCATTGGTGACTCTGACGCCGTGGCCGTGGAGGAGAAATGAAGACTTTTGTCGCACAACTTACTAACGGTGTTGAAATAGCATTTAAGACCATGGAGACCATGGACGAGGAGAAAGATTTCGTATCCATCACCAAACCATGCACAATCGGAATGGTGCCTGATAAAGGCCCTGTAATTCTCAGATGGGTTCCGATGGTGGCCGAAATGTGTGCAAAGGATGCCCGTCTATGTCTTCGAAATGTTGTTATGTATGCAGAGGCCACCCCTGAGATGGCGGATAAAATTGAAGAGTTGTGGAAACTATCCGCAGAGCCAGTTCCACAAGGCAGAATCCATATTCCTGGCGGGTCTGTCCCATCGTTTGAGCAGTGGAAGAACAACCAGGATAAACTGAGGGGAACGTAGTGGCTAATAGTAATTCAAAGAGAATTCAGACAACTGTTCGTTTAGAGAACAGTCTTTACCGGGAATTCCATAAGAAGTGCGCCGATGACCATCGTAGTCAAAGTGCCGTAATCACAATCCTTATTCGTGCCTGGTTACGTGGAAGGGTGGATCTTGAACAGTTAGTGCGGGTTGATTCGTCCAGTCTTGACGACATAGATATTGATACCGTCTGACATCATATCACATCAATTGTCCCCTTAGTATTGTATAGACATGCCCCTTATGATTAACTATTATTAGATGACTACGTTGTTCGATATAGATCATTCCTTGGCCTCTATGGGCTTCCAGAAAAGCAAGTTCACGCCTAAAGAACAAAGTTGCATTTCTAAAACCATCGACGAGCTCATGACCAAGGAAGGGTACGAACAGGACAAGGCCGTTGCCGCAGCTATTTCGATGTGTGCTCCATCAAAGGCAATTTCAAAACATTCTGCTTTTGCTATGGATCTCATTTCAAAGCAGGTAGACAATACACCAATTAAGATCCGTGGTGGAAATTACACGGCTGTTGACACGGGTGATGGCTACTTTACGATTCTTGACGTTCCCATCATGGCCGAAATACCCAAAGGCACTAAGGGAGCGCCGGACGACGTGGATGAAGGGTGGCACGAAAAGTGTGTTGCCACAATGCAGAAGCGATACATCAAAGGTAAGTTTGCTGGTGCGCTTTCCATTGGCCATAACAAAGATTTGGATATCGAAGATCCCAAATTTGCTGGCTTCTTCCTCCCAAAGCGTGTTGGCAGGATGGTCATTGATGACCAGGTGCAATCTTGCATCTTTGCTGATCTGAAGATGCCAGCCGAAGCCTTTGAACAAGTTCGCAGCGGCAAGCTTGCGTATCTGTCTCCTGAAGTCTGGGATTGGGATCGAGGATACATTGACATCGTGTCCTTTATCCCGACCAAGCCCCCGTACTTTTCGTTCCCACTGTTCACAATTGGCGAGGTCGTCAAGGATCAAAACGCTCGCTTTGATGCAAACTACGATGGAGGAAGATTCATGGCAACTAAAAAGGCCAAAATGCAAGAAGAGAAGAAAGAAGAAACGCAGAGCGATCCCACGGAAGAGATCGTCAAGAAGGTTGTAGACACCATCGACGCCCGCCTCTCCGCTATGGAAGAGGACATCAAGTCGCTTAAGGGTGGCAAGATGGAGGAAGACAAGGCTGACGACAAGAAGCCTGTCGAACCCGAGGGCGAGATGGAGTGTGGGCCAGAAAAGGAGAAAGCCAAGATGGACGCAAAACTAGCGGCTGATGTGGCTGCCCTGAAGGACCGTCTGGACAAGAAGGACGACGAAGAGAAGACAGACGCCAGGACCAAAGCCGCCTTTGAGGCTCTGAAGGGCTATCAGTACGGCGACAACGTCAAGAGCGCCATCGCCAAGTTTGCCGCGATGGGCCAGGAAGAGCTCGATACCGCCGTTGAGTCCTGGAAAGAGTCTCTGACCAAACTGCCTCCTACTGACGTCGAGGAAATCACGGAAGAGGAAGCTGCTGCCGATCCTATCGTCGGCAAATTCCATCAGGAAGATCCCAGGAAGGGTGAACTAGCCAAGAAAGCCCTCGCGGAGTTCAATTCCATCAGGAAGCAGTTCCCGAATGGTTTCAAGTCGGATGCCGAGGGTTATGTTAAGAGGCGTGTGGCTGAGCTGCTTGCCTAAATCTAGTAAACGAAACGAATAAGGAGGCATGAAAAATGGCCGCAACCACGAGTTTTGTCGCACGGAGGGTTAAGTGCGAGCAGAGCCGCCCTCAGAACTTCCGGGTTGCCAATGGCGTAACCATCCCCATCGGCGCTTTCGTTGGTGTTGCCGATGCTTCGTATGCCACTTCGGCATATCGGGGCTACGCGATCAACTGGCCCGATGCCGCGAACTGTGACTGGGCTGGTCTGGCGATCAATTCGCCGTTTGACCTGTCGACGTCCAACACGGTGGTTGGGGATACTACGGCCAGCGTACCGCCCGAAGTTTCTGTGGAAACCGGCAACTGGATTCTGCAGAAAGCAACGGTTACCAATGTGGCCGCTCAGACGGACGTTGGTGATCTCGTTTATGCTACGGACAACAACACGCTGGACACAAGCGCTGGGACTGCCAATGCGGTCGGTAAGGTTCGCTACTGGCATTCCAGCACGACGGCAGACGTCGAGATGTTCTCGATGATCGAATGGGTTAACGTAGACTAAGGGCTAACGTGACCTTTACAAGTTGCAGGAGGAATACAAATGGGTGATAACGTTGCGGTTGGCGCACTGCTAACGGCGGGCCTTAAGGACACGTTCGCCCGTGCCTATGAGCCTAACTATGAAGGCGTAAAGGCAGCTCTCGGCCCCATCATGTGGTTGGGCGCTACTTCGGACAAGCTGAAAGAATACTACGGCTACATCGAGTCGGCTCCCCACCCAGTCCGGTGGGACAAGGGCTCGATGATCGAGTCGAAGGGCATGAAGTCCGTGCAATTCACGGTCACGAATCGTGACTGGGGTCGCCGGATTAAGATCCACGACAACGACATCCAGGATGACCAGACTGGATTTGCGTGGACCCAGGCCAGAAACCTGGGCTCGAACTGGGCCTACCTCCCAGAGCGAGTCTTCTTCCAGATGATCCAGAACGCGACCGACGCGGATCTCCTGCCTGCGGTTCCCAACGCTGGCGATGGAACGGCGATCTATTCCGCTTCCACCCGTTTTGGTGCTTCCGGTGGTAACCAGGTCTCCGAGACCGGTACGACCACCGCCGAGCAGTGCCTGACCGACATCATGAAGGTCTACCGGCGCTATGCTGAGTTCAAGGACACCGAAGCGGTAGTCCCGCTGTGGAACGCCTCTCAGATCAACAAGATGCACATTTTCTTCGCCCCCAGCGTCGTGAACGTCATGCTTCAGGCGATCACGCAGACGATGGTTCTGACCAAAATCACCGGTTCGTCCACCACGGACGTCTCGGTTGCTGCGGGCACGGACAACGTGCTGAAGACTGCGGGTCTCGACATCACGTACACGGCGAACGTGCAGATCACTGACACGTCCCGGTACTTCTTCCTCAGGGACCTGCCTGACTTCAAGAAGGCGATCTTCCAGCAGGTTCGCCAGCCGTTCTTCGAGGCTATTGGGAACTGGGAAACCTCGGACTACACACGCGGAACTGGCTTCCGTTACGTGCAGTTCAAGAGCCGTGAGGGATACGGGTCGCCCGTACCTTACGCGACGATCAAACTCACGTAGTGAGTTTTGGGCTGCTGGTGTCCTTTTAACTGCCCGACCAGCCTGAGCGACGGGCAGCCGTTAGTCGGCTTTTAGGGAGAGTCCCATGGCCTCTAAGAAGAAGCATGAACAAGAACCCGTACCCGGAGTTCCTGAACCTCAGGCTGGGGAAGATGTAACTATCCATGATGGGTTCGAAGTTGCCACACAGAAGAAGGTTGACTCTGAGCCAGAAAAGGTAGACTACACACCCACTAAGCCTGAAGAAAAGACTCTGTATTGGATGGGCACCATTCCTGGCGGCCCTTTCCAAAGCATTAACATCTCCAAATTTTCGTTCAACGGGTTCACCATGTCGCTCGAGACGGATCCTACATCAGATGATAATGGTGTTTGGACGTCCAGGGCCGGATGTGTAATGGAGCTTTCTGACAAAGAGGTGAAGGATCTTAAAGAGATCGTCACCAAGAAAAGAGTAGTCAGAGAGTACAGGGACAAAAGGGGGTATACCAGAGGCCAGCACCTTACGGTAGTTGGTGCCGATGGAGTGCGTAACCCTGAGTATTATCCAAACAACGAGCAAGATTACCCACTGGCTTGTTACATCTACATGGTGAAGATCGGCGACAAATACGAACAGCCGCTCCTTTCCAATTTCACCAACAAGGATTGGTACAAGCCGCAGGATGAGTTCGACGGAGAAGTACCTCCGTTTGCGTGGTATGAGCCCCGTGGGTGGCTTTTGGACAGATTTCCGGCTCCCATGGCTCGCAAGAGGGATAACTAATGGCTGATCCGAGCTCTGCAGAAATACTGGCTCAATGGAAGGCCTGGATCCATCTGCTTGAGGAAACCAGGAAATATGGGCACGTCAATGCGTCCAATTTCCTGGATCTAATGGATACGGCCGAACAGCTTCTCGAAGGCGACTGGGGAGATGACATCGAGGCCACCGGACACGCCCTAAGGGCTCAGCTGGCCACCATGTTGTCCGATGCCACTGCTGCTTCTATCCAGAGGCCGTTCCTGAGACAGTATTGCAAGAGCGTCGTCAAGCGTGGAAATCTCGCCAACGATCAGGATATGTTGGACGAGATCTTTGAATATTTCCACGACAACAGCATGGCCGTGCAGTCCAGGGTCTTCTCGTTCGGGTTAGCATCCGCTGCTGGTGGCAACGTCGGCAATGGCCAAATTCTCCGCCTTAACAAGGATAAGTATGACTACGACCTAGAGAATGGCCATATCGACATCAAGAGGATTCGGTGTCTTCTTGACCAGAATACCGGCACTGATGTTGGCAATGAAGTCTTTCAGATCATGGGTGAGACGGCCACTCGTGACGCGATCAAGAGATCCGGTTCTGGGCTAAGGACTACCCTTGTTGGAATATCGGCAGACGATTCACTCCTAAACAATGCTTCGTTTCAGAGCTTCAGCGGTGAAGCTGATGATCCTGACAGCATTGGTTCGTGGACCTCCTCGGCCGGGGACGGGTCGTCCTATTACACCTTTGATTCGACAAACAACTTCAGGGCGGCCCCCTCCGACCCCACAACTTCCTACGCGATTAATCTGAAGGCCACCACCAACCTTACACAGAAACTGACGGTTCCTGGAGTGGAGCTCAGCCGAAATACCCCATACCTCACTGCGGTGGTGTGGAACAGGGCGGTCGGTTCTGGCGAGGGTACGTTGGTCGTCAGGATGGGTTCTAAATCTGAATCCATTGCTATTTCCGCTCAGACCGGGTGGGTCGTCAGTACGGTTCCGGGTAGCTTGGACCAATACTGCTGGTATGACAATTTCAAGGAAGATGATCTCGATATTGCCTTGGAATGGACCCGGACTTCTGGCGATCTTCTGATTGCTGAGGTCCTTTTGGTTCCCGGTACTTATTTTGATGGGTCATACTATTGGGCGTTGCCCGGCAGTGCGGCAAGTTATACGGCCCATCTTAAAAAAGATGAGTTTACGGTTACCGATACGGCCACTGATTCCATTATCCAGAAATGGATCGCACGGGGATTTGACCGATATCTGCCACATGGTTCTGGCAGTGCAATTACTTGGACCGATCCATAATAGGAGAAGGTGATGGCGAAGCACCCTACAGTCTTGAATGGCCAGCAGACGACGATGGCCAGACGCCATCGCTATAGTGCCCTTATCGAAGGGTTCCTTTTCAAAGTTACCAACCCTACCCCTGGAACCCAGATCGCGGGCCAGACGTCGTACAGCGCCACAACACCAACATTCCTTCTACAGACAGACGGTGCGGATAGGGAAGTCGTGGGTCTCGACATGTGGCTCTGGCAAGCAGGGAATGCTGCCGGTTCTGATATTGAAGTTGTCGTCATGATGGATTCCACCGCCCGGTATAGTAGTGGCGGAACGGAGGTTACTCCGGTCAATTCAGACATGACCAGCACTACGACGGCGACGTCGGAATTCTATATTAACCCAACATGCTCTGCTGCTTCGGCCAATGTCAGGCAGCTATGGTCTGCTCACGTGGACAATGTCCTGTGTACCAAAACTGAAATCGATTTCGAGGACGGGATCAAGATTGGAGACACCGGATCAATTCTTGTTTATACGTGGGCCGCATCAACTGCACCTAGCTGGATATTCGGTTTTGAATTTGTAGAAGAGTAACCAGGAAGGAGGGAAGACAGTGTGCGGATATCAATCTTCGTCCCTCCTTACCTGCACCAATTTCCCCCTCTCGGCCAGACCGCTATTCCCTAGGCATCTGGCTCCTATTTAAATCGGAGCCCCAAAATGGTCGAAGGCCAGTATGAAATTCCCGAACTAGGCGGCCCAAAGCTTAGACAGCCATCAAAGCGCCAGTCCAGTTTAATAATTAAGTCAAAACGGAGGTCATTGAAGCCAAAACCTCCACGTGATATAATAAAAGAAGGAGGCTCAGATGGCCCTGACGGATGAAGTCCAAAATCGTTTGAGTAGTCAGCTGCTCATCAACATCACCAACCCGCAGAACTCTACGGCAGATTCTATAGATACAACCAGACTGTCTAACGCCGTTTCTGACGTGGAGGCAGACTTCAAGATTGAATGCGGCGTGGCCTATGACAACGATGATGAAACCCATGTTACGGTGGCCGTCCAGGGAGTCTATGCCAAGCTTCTTATTCGGTCTGCCCAGGTGGATGCGGTATCCTATGCCTTTCATGACAAATATATTGAAAGGCTGAGAGCCCTTAAACTTATTGCCGGTAGGGACAGGATTGTACCTGACACAGATTCCTTGCTTACGGCCACCGAGGATACATCTGGTGATATCCCAGCAATGGACAGGAAAAATTTCAGGGGATTTATCCCAAGAAGTCCACACGGTGGTTCTACAACTGACCGATGAGTGAAGAAAGAATTCAGGAACTGAAACGGAAGCTCAACGATCCATCAGATCTGTTGCATGACATCGGTCAGATTATGGTGGATGCTTCCAGGAATGCTTTTGCCGAACAAAAGCTTGGTGATGTTGTGTGGCCGGAAAGATACGGAGGCGTTTTCGATCCCTTTATCAATAAAGCCGGTGCCGTTTCTGATTTTCAGCGTGGACTGTCCCAGCCGCAAGAAAGTCGCTTCCAGAAACGGCCTGCTTTGTTGAGTTCGGGCAATCTTAGGGACAGTGTCTATTACACCGTGGCCGGGAAAATGATCACGGTCAGGTCGGACAAGGAATACGCCGCTGCCCAACATTATGGGCTCAGCTCGACGGAGATCCTCAATGAGGGGGCTGTCAGGGCCATGAATGAATGGCTCAAATCTCCGTCCGGCAAGGAATACAGAAAGATCATGGGTGGAATAGGCAAGAGGGGTTTTTTGACAACCAACACCATTGCCAGACCCTTCATTGGAATGACGGAGAGGGCGAGGAATGCAATAGCAAAGAGAGTCAGAGAATTCTTTAGGGTATAATTATGAACGAACAGGCCATGTTAATTTCGGTTCGGGACACACTTAAAGCTGCGGTGTGGGCCGGATCGTCCAACAAAGTATTTGGCTCTGTTGAATTGTCTGTCTCTATGGTGCCAGAGGCTCTTAGGAATCTCAGGGTGCCTGCAGCCGTCATTAAACCGGGGGCCTTCAGATCTGATCCACAGTTTGATGAAGAGCCTGGCCTTTGGACCGGGGATGTTGTTATCACGATTGTCGTTGCTGTGCCCGGTAGCCATGAAAATCCGCTGATTGGTGGCAATATACCGGACGCCACCAAGAGCGAGGGTCAAGGTATCCTTGATATTGAGGAGGCCGTCTATTCCAGTGTCGGCAAGCTGCCGGGCATATCCTTGCAACTCAGAAGCAAATCGGCCATTATGCCAGTCAGAGATCCAGGTTTGGGGTATGTCCTAAGCCGCGATCTCAATTACGAGGCTATTTGTGCCCAGGATTCTGACGCCAGTGAAATCATTAGGGCACCTGGATCTCTTGAATTCGGGTCCACCACTCTTGGTACCGTCAGGAACAAAGAATTTATCCCAGAGCCGGTTTTGCACCCGATTATCGCTGAGGAACTTGGGGCTTACTCAGACATCATTTATTGTGGCGAGACGGTAATGTTCAGGGGTGTGTTGAGGAAGTTTACCGAAGATGCAGCTGCCATATTTTCACCGGCATCGGGTACTTTTGCGTTTTCTACGTCTGATGTTGGAACAGCCCTTTACGCCAATGCGGATGAATTAGTTTTTACCCCGGATGCTTCCGGGCATCCGACAATTACACTAAAGAAAGCTATCCCGGCCGTTGATGTGGCGGCCAGAATTCAATTGTCGTTAGGAGCTGAAGCCGGATTGGCCTTTGCCTTCTGGGGATTGCCTGATGGAAATGGAAGCGTCTACACCGTTACCTGATATGGAAGCTGATTGGTTCCTAGCTTCGTTTGGTGGACTCAAGACCAAACTGGATGAGAAATCCAGAGAGGTTTTGCTTGAGAATGCCAAAATGTACATCAGGGCTGGTGGTCAACTTACGTGGAACATGTGGTCTACCATGTCTACTGAGACTAAGGCCATCTTTGTTGACGCAAATGATGAAGTAAATCTAGAACGCATGAGTACCTTGGTTGCTACTTTTATATCGGCTATGAACATGGGCAAGACACAGGACGAGATAGAGAAGGAGGCAATCTCTCGTGCCTGAACAAGGACCAATCCAGATCCAGCTTGAACTCGATACCTCTCAGGCAGACAAGCAGGTTCAGCAGCTCAAGGCTGAGCAAGCACGGTATGAACCAGCGGCACCTCATACTGAGGGCACTCCAACTGAGGTTACAAGCTCGAGACACCTACAGGAAGCACAAA